CGTGTTACTAAACTACGATCTTCTGGTGCAGGATTATTTGGAACATAAACACCACTGCCCACTTTACTAGTAAGTGTACCATCTTCGGCAATATTATACTGACTAACAATGTTAAGGTAACTGTTAGTATCAAGATTCTGTAATTCGTCTCCGTCGATATTTTTGCCTTGGAAACTGTCTACATATTGTTCTTGAAATGGATTTACTCTGTTAACAGCCATATTAGATTCCCAATGTCTGTTCTATTCTGTCCTTTTTAGGAATGTAAAATCTTACACCAGCACGAAAGTCCCAAACAGGATCTTCAAATGCATTTGGATTTCGGGCTTGGAATACCCACCAAAGGTTACTGTTCTTATACAAGTCAAATGCCAGTAGATCAGGTCTGTGTTGGTGTACCTGTGTGAGTGTATGAAGCACATCATCTTTTGCTGGACGAATAAATCGTGGTGTCATAATATCCATGTAATAACTGTATTGTTGTGTATCAGCATATGGACTATCGCTGCGATATATCGTAGCCATTATAGGAATCCTCCAGTACCGTTAGAATTACCAATTAAGTCACCTCTAGCAAAACTATCCAGGCTAAAGTTGCCAATTTGATTCTTGCTATAGATTGGTAGCAAGTTAAGAGTCATTGCCAAGTAACTCGGAACAAGTGTTCCTCTTCCAGGTACTTCGATGTAGTCTCTGTCAGCAGGCATAATCTCTGCAAAGTTTTGTAGTACACAAGGGACACTGTTGTAGTTTAGTGCGCCATGGCCGCTTAGTCTTAGTACAGGAGGCGGTGTGCCTGCTAGTCTATCATTACCAAAAAACATTTTATAAGCACTGCGCAGGAAGTGCAACACTGCTAGTACATAAGTTGCTTCATCACTGTCATTTGCTGTAAAATATCCATCAACTGTGATACTGTCAACTGCACTTGCATTATAACTATGTTGTACATAGTTGCTGTGTGTTGGATGCGTGCCTGCATACTGCGCACTGTGACTTACACTGATTGTCGGTGTGTAAGGAAATAATATGCCGCCGGTACTAGCTAATGGAGAAAGAATACTATTACTAGGATCCTTGTAAAGCATTGGCCCACTAGCAGGTGCTAGGGATAGTCTAACTCTGTTATCAGTTTGTGCAAACTGTGCTGTAAATTCGCCATTGGCACTAGGTAGGTTTGCACCACCAAAGTTTAATCCACTTTGAAACAACCTACTAGCACTTGCGTCTAGTCCAGCTGGAATTGCTTTAGCTGCAATGCTTTGTATCTGAGAACCTGCGTTTTGCACAAAGTTCCGCGGATTCTTAGCAAATTGTGAACCCATATCAAATAGTGATGCCATTTATCAAATCCTTGTTTTTTTACTTGATAAGTATATTTATAGGCTGTATAATATACGCATATAAAAGGAATCACATTACATGATCAAAAGGAAAAATTATCTCAACAATCGCGATTTGTTGAAAGAAATTCATTTATCTAAGAACACTTACAGTAGTTTTGTTGCGGATGGCGATGATGTTTATGACATTATTCTGCCAAATGTAGAAAAAATTAACATTCGTACTATTGCACAAGCAAAACGTAATCAAGCAGATAGAATTCAAAAACAAAACTATGAGGCTGCTCGTGCTGAAGGACAGAAGGTCAAGCAAGCAGACTTTGCTGTGGACTGGAAGAAGATCGACAAGCAAGATGTTGTATTTCGTGTTATGACACATGATCACATCCCACTACATCCTGGACGTAAAAAGAATCCTAAAACTGTTGCTGACCATCATGTACAGTGCAACTTCCCTCCTTTTCAACACTTTAGACTGGACGACAATGATGTTGCAGTTTGTGTTGGTAAAAGTCACTGGGAAGGTGGACTAGAAAATGGTAACTTTAGTAAAGCACATGGACGCACAACTAACAAACTTGCCCGCATGTATATGAAGTTATGTGAACGTTATGGCACTCGTAGTAACTGGCGTGGCTATACCTACAATGATGAAATGCGTAGCCAAGCACTGCTACAACTTACACAGATTGGTCTACAGTTTGATGAAAGTAAAAGTGAAAATCCTTTTGCTTACTACACTGCAGCAATCACAAACAGTTTCACAAGAGTGTTAAACTTGGAAAAGAAAAATCAAAGCATCAGAGATGACATCCTTGAAAGTGCTGGACTAAATCCAAGTTATACAAGACAAACTGAAAACGAACTAGCAAAGAGTTCAGATCCTATTACTTGACAATAACTTACAAGGTGCTATAATACACACATGAGTTTGTTCAAACGGGCCGCCGTATTCACGGATATTCACTTTGGTAACAAAAGCAATAGCCAGACTTTCAACAAGGATTGTCTGGACTTTGTTACTTGGTTTTGCAAAGAGGCTAAGGCACAGGGCGCAGATACCTGCATCTTCATGGGCGATTGGCATCATCAACGAGCAAGTATTAATGTTGCTACGCTGAACTACAGTATTGCTGCGCTAGATTTGCTCAACGACTCTTTTGATACAATCCACTTTATCCCTGGCAACCATGACGAATACTATCGCGACAAGCGAGACTATAATAGTATTGCGTTTATTAAAAAGTTTGAGAATATCCAACTTTACAATGACATTACCACAGTAGATGGCGTTGCGTTCATTCCATGGCTAGTAGGCGATGAACACAAACAGATGCGCAAAATTAATGCTGACTATGTGATTGGTCATTTTGAACTTCCTCACTTTTATATGAACGCTATGGTACAGATGCCAGATCACGGCGAACTTAATGCAGATGACTTTGGTCGTTGCGGCACTGTGTTTACAGGACATTTTCACAAGCGTCAAGAAAAGGGCAATGTTGTTTACACAGGCAATGCATTCGCACACAACTACAGTGATGCATGGGATGATGACAGAGGCATGATGATACTGGACTGGAACGGCACAAGAGAGTTTATTGCTTGGCCCGAACAGCCTAAGTATCGCATGCTAAAGATTAGTCAACTGCTAGAAGGTCCTGAAAAGTATCTTGGTCCAAAGACCTATGCTCGTGTTAACTTAGATGTAGACATCAGTTACGAAGAAGCAAACTTTATCAAAGAAACTTTTATGGACGAGTATCAACTGCGTGAGATGAGTTTGATTCCTGTAAAAGTTGAGGACATGGACATGCAAATATCAGGCGAGATCAACTTTGAGAGTGTAGACACTATTGTTACTAGCCAACTGCAACAGATCGAAAGCGATCAATATGATCGTAACTTGATGTTAGATATCTATAGGAATCTTTAATGCTTTGGGCAACTGGCTGTAGTCATACATACGGCGACGACTTGCAAGATAAAACGCAAGCATGGCCTTACCTATTAGCAAACATGCTAGATTTAGAGTGTGTAAACAATGCAGTAAGAGGCGGATCAAACGAAAGAATAGTTTATCAAACAGTGAAATCCAACCCGTGTAAACTTAAAGTTATTGCATGGTCTTATATAGAACGATTTACCAGATACGACCCAGAAAATAATTTTGAAGTAAATTTTAATCCAAAACTTTCACACAAATTATATGAAAATGATTACGCCTTCAAAGAATATGGTAAACTACATTATGGAAAATGGTACAATGACTTGTATGCATTTAAAGGTTGGCTACAACAAATAATACTATTGCAAAAATATTTAGACAATCAGCAACAATCTTACATCATGTTAAATGCAGGTCACAATAGGTATAGAAGATATGTTACTGATTGGAAAAACTTTAACAATAATGTCAAAGACTTGATGTGTTTTGACAACATAAGTGATGATCAATTATATGCAGAGCATTGCGAAATACAGCAATATATTGATTTAATTGACACCAGACGTTATTATAATATACAAGATTTTTATATCACACAGTTGAATGAAAATTATCCAACAAGTAAAACCGGGCATTTACTTGAAGAAGCACAGCAAGAAATAGCAAAGAGACTTTATCCTTTATGTTCAAACTTGATACACTTACAGTAAAAAACTTTATGAGTGTGGGTAACACCACACAAGCTATTGACTTTAATCGCAATGACCTTACACTGGTGCTGGGTGAAAACTTGGACACAGGTGGAGGCGATGCTGGCAGTAGAAATGGTGCTGGCAAGACCACTATCATCAATGCACTAAGTTATGCACTGTATGGCAATGCACTCACTAATATTCGCAAGGATAACTTGATCAACAAGACCAATGGCAAGAACATGCTAGTCACTGTCGAGTTTGAAAAAGACAATCTAAGTTATCGTATTGAGCGTGGTCGTAAACCTAATGTGCTAAAGTTCTATATCAACAACAACGAACAAGAAACAGACGACAACGCACAAGGCGATAGCAGAGAAACACAAAAAGCTATCGAAGAACTGTTAGGTATGAGTCATGATATGTTTAAGCATGTGCTTGCACTAAACACATACAGCGAGCCGTTTTTAAGCATGCGCACCAATGATCAACGTGCTATTATTGAACAGTTGTTGGGTATTACTATTCTCAGCGAAAAAGCAGAGAATCTCAAAGAGATGGTGCGTGTAACTAAGAACAAGATACAAGAAGAAGAATTCCGCATCAAAGCAGTTGAAGAAGCCAATGGCAAGATTGTAGAACAAGTTGAGGCACTAAAGCGTAGACAGCGTATGTGGCAAGAGAAAAAAGATCAGGACATTGCAAACTTTAAAACAGCAATCAATGATCTTAGTCATGTTGATATTGACGAAGAACTTAGAGCACACACTGAACTTGCAGACTGGAACACACTAAACAATGCACAAGTTCAACTACAAAAAGACATTGCTGCACTGCAGGCACAAGAAGGCAGAGCAGAGCGAGATGTTGCTAAGGCAAAGAGAGCATTAGAAGGGTGGCAAGACGGTGTGTGTCACAGTTGCAATCAAAGCATTGAACACTTGGACAGCCATAAAAAAGAGATTGAAAAAGCGGAGAAAGAATATGATGAAACAAGTAGTTTCCTTGGAGACCTACAAGCAGCAATTGCAGAGCTCAGAACTCAAGAAGAAACAGTGCCAAGCAAACCACGAACTTTCTATGATAGCGCCAATGATGCACACAACCATCGTTCAAGCCTATCCACACTGGAATCACAACTACAAAGTAAGCAAGATGAAAGTGACCCTTACACTGATCAAATAGCAGACATGGAAACTACTGCAGTGCAGGAAGTTACTTGGGACGCAATTAACGAACTTACCCGGGTGCAGAATCACCAGGAATTTTTGTTAAAATTGCTAACTAATAAAGACAGTTTCATTCGCAAGCGTATTATTGATCAAAACCTTGCGTATTTGAATACAAGACTAGAAGGATACTTAGGAGCAGTTGGATTACCTCACACAGTGGTATTTCAAAATGATCTAACAGTAGAAATACAAGAATTAGGAAGAGATTTAGACTTTGACAATCTAAGCAGAGGCGAACGTAACAGACTTATACTTTCATTAAGTTGGGCGTTCCGTGATGTTTGGGAAAGTCTGTATCAACCAATTAACCTGCTGTTTATCGACGAACTGGTAGACAGTGGTATGGATAGTGCAGGTGTTGAAAACGCCATGGGTGTACTAAAACGTATGAGCCGTGAGCGTAACAAGAGTGTCTGGCTGGTAAGCCACAAAGATGAACTTATAGGCAGGGTCAACAATGTCCTTAAAGTTATCAAAGAAAATGGCTTTACCAGTTACGATACTGATGTAGAGCTCGTATGACCAATTTTGACTATTTTAAAATCGACAATTATCAGTTAGAAATTACAACTTATTGCAATGCTGCATGTCCTCAGTGTCCTCGCAACATCGCTGGCGGTAGTGTTAATCCACATATGCCATTATGTCATCTAAGCAGAGAAACAATTGATCGTACATTTACAGTCGATCTGTGTAACAGAATAAGACAGATATTTTTCTGCGGTAGTTACGGTGATCCTATTGTACATCCAGACTTTTTGGATATACTCAGAGATTTTCGCAGCAAAAATCCAACACTGTGGTTGTACATCCATACTAACGGCGGCGTACATGATACTGAATGGTGGGCAGAACTTGCTGAAATACTAAACAGTTATGGAAAAATTGACTTTGGTATTGATGGTTTAAAAGCTACAAATCATTTATACCGTCGTGGTGTTAAATTTGATAAAGTTATCAATAACGCACAAGCATTTATACAAGCAGGCGGAAAAGCGCAATGGAACTACATTGTGTTCAAGCACAACGAGCACCAAATTGAAACTGCACGAATGTTAAGTCGGATCGCAGGATTTGAAAATATACTGTTTAGAGGCACAGGCAGATTTTTAAATCATACTACGTTAGAAGAAAGTGAAACCTGGGACGTTGTACCAAAGCGAGAAGAACCTTATCGACTTGAAATTACTACGCTAGAAGAGTATCACAATGCTAGTATGAAACGGCTGAGTGATCTCAAAGAAGAATATCCAAACATTCGTGATTACTTTGATACTACACCTGTCAAGTGTGATGCTTGTGTAGAAAATAAAGTAAGTATTACTGCAGAAGGATTAGTGTTACCTTGCAACTTTTTTGAACACAATTTGTATGATGCACGTTTTAGAGATAGAAGTATTGCACCGGGCTCGCATGATTTGCACTTTATTGATGGAGAAAATCAAGTAGCAAAGTTTGTAGATCAACATCGTAGCGAACTAGATATAAACACAAATAGTCTAGAACAAGTTTTTGACAGCAATTTTTGGAATACACTAGTAACTAGTTGGGATAAAACACTAGACGAGGGCCGCATTTTTGAGTGTGCTTTTACTTGCGGACAAAAACTAACAAAAGTATGGGATCAAAACAAACTAATGAAATCAACTTATAGATATTACATAACTGGAAATAACAGAGGTCTAGGGCTAGAACTAAGTAAATACTTCAACGCTGACGGCAGTAGCAGATCTAGTGATAGAGATATTACAAAAGATATAGACAAGATAGTAGAAGACAGTATACACTATGATGTGTTTATTAATAATGCGTTTGATGGCCCGCCGGACAGTGAATGGGCTAATTATGCACAAGTAAACTTATTACAAGCAGTGTACAAACGCTGGAAAGAATTAAATAAGTCAGGCTGGATATTTAATATAGGCAGCAACGGAGAACAAACTATAGTTGCTCCAGATCCAGACTGGGAGACATACAGAGTAGCAAAGGCAGCACTTGCTCACGCGAGCAGACAATGCACACAAGCATTTAAAGAGGGATTAGTTCCTTTTAAAACAACACTAATAACACCAGACCGATTAGACACAGAACTAAGCAGAAGCAGAGACAATTGGACTGGAAATGGAATAGACTGTAAAGACATTTGCAAATTTATAGACTATTGTGTATCGACAAACTCAAACACAGTGGTAGCAGATATAACTTTACTAGTAAATTATACACACAAGGAGACATAAAATGTCACATGAACAAATTGTAGAGCAATACGAAGCATACTTGAAAGAACACGAAGCATTTGAAACTAAAGGTGTAAAAGCCGCAGCAACTCGCGCTCGTAAAGCACTGGGCGAACTAGGCAAACTAACTAAGTCACGCCGCGCTGAGATTCAGGAAAAGAAGAACAGCATGTAATTCTGCATATATACAAAGCACATGGAACCTTGGTATTATAATGACGAAATTGTTGAAGAACTACCAGAAGGTACTGTGGGCTTTGTGTATTTGATTACAAACCTAACTAACAATCGAAAATACATTGGCAAAAAACTGGCACAATTCAAACGCACAAAACCACCCCTCAAAGGCAGAAAAAACAAAAGGCGTAGCACTGTAGAAAGTGACTGGCGC